GGTCTTGCTTTTCTTTGTTCTTTCTCTTGACCTTTAACAGCTCATTAGCTAATTTTACATTCTTTAACTCACGAATGTCTATAGCATCTTCTAATGTAATTTGGTTTCCCTGTAGGGCTATTTGTATATTTGCTTCCATCTGAGCCCTCTCCTCTTCGTCAGGAGCGACCTCGATATGAATACCAAAGTCATGCAAGTACAACTCAGAAATCTCTTCCAATATATCGGTACTATAAGACCCTATCTGGTGTATCAACTGCTCTTTGGTATCAGAATACTCTAGTACATCCGAAATGCGCAATGAAATAGCCTCCGCTAATCTTCTTGTTATAAACAATCCACCTTCTAATATATGTCTAGTGGCTGTATTTGAATTTAAAGCGGCTAACTTTTGAACTCCAACCAAAGCACGAGGGTCTGGTGTAGAGCCGTCTCTAGCTTCGTTCAGTCCCGTTACGTCACGAATCATCGCAAGGTAATGGTTGTACGAACTAACTAAACTAGCAATCTTGCCTTGACCAGAGTTGCTATTAAGCTCTTGAATGGGCACACGTGCGTTGTTAAACTCTCCGTCTTGTGTGTAACTACGACCAATAACCGAACCCGTCTGAAAATACATCTTTAGAGCCTCTTCTGGGTTGTAGTTGGAGCCATTACCTAGGTCAACCTCATTAAGTCCGTCAGCGTCGATATAAACACCATCTGGGACCATACGAGCAATAACTTGTTGTAACTTTAAATGCGTTAACTGAATCAAGTCAGCAAATCCAATCATACGACGAACAAGAGACTCAATTACTCCACGGTACATTCTAGGTGCAACAGCCACGTATTCGGGTATCGCAAAATGCGAAGCTGACTTAGGACGAACCATATTAGTCATCATCCCCCATTCCAATAACTTATCTGTGCCAAGAACCATAGCGCCCTTATACCAAACCTCTATGGTCTTTTCTATTCTTTCGTACCTTGTTTCGTCATCTTCTGGTGGATTAAAGCTCTCATCCTTACGAATAACACGCTCGCCGCCATTTTCAAGATATTTCTTTTTGTATACAAACTTCTTGTCAGTTTTATAATTGAAGTACAAAAGATTGACAACCTCCTTGTCGAAGACACTATCGGTATATGGACGCATAGCACCATAATCCTGATACCAAGTGTAACTGTAATTTGAAATCTCTTCGATATCCTCATCTGTAAGATTTGGATATAGTCTTTTAACTTCTGATATGTGAACCCTCTTAATCTCTCCAAAATAAAAACAATCATCAAATGTAGGATAGTCAGTATACGAATAAACAACATTGGCGGGATCTACATAGTCAATTTTGACACCTCCGTTCGGATTGAAAGTATGCTTAGCCATTCCAATACCCAATACGGTAAGGTCATAATCTATGCGTCTTTTTACATCTTCGTAGTTATTATTGTTGAGTATCGTTCTAATCGCTTGCTCTTCTGCAACTTCAATCCCTGGCTTGTAGTTTATCTGCATAAACAAATTAAGCTCGTCGTTGTTCTCTGGCAATTCACTCGGATTGACATTAAATGCATCAACACCAAAATCGCCTTTTACTTGAGTGAGCAAGTCCTTGGCTAACATATCAGCCTCGACCATCCTTCTGTAGTCTTGTCTCTTCTTAGATGATAACCTATCTTGTGCTTGAGCCTTTACATCATAAAGACGATTAGACATTCCGTTCACAACTATATCCACAAACTTGGGTATAATTGGAACTGGCTCCCAATTTAAGTTTAAGTATGATAAGTCGCCATCAACAGCAAGTTCGTTTTTGTACTTAGCAATAGATTGTTCTCCTCTAGCGTAAAGCTTCAGTCTGTTATACTCAATCCACTGATCGTAAAATCTACAACTATTTGAACTTCTCTTAAACCACTCGTATTGTATAGATTGGCCCACCTTGAGACCATACTCCATCGAGGCTTTCTCTTCTTCCGTAGCAATATTACTAGGAAATGTAACGTATGGTACTAGTGTTTTTTTATCCATTATTTTATGATACGACTACTATTGCCCTTGTTGTCGTACTTTGCAAATTTAATACTTATTTTTGACTCTGTCTTTGGCTGTACATATAGGTGCTTCTGATTCGCCATTATTGCCAATCCACTACTAATGGTAGCGTCAAACTTGGTCCTGTTGTTGATGTCAAATCTAGCCCAGTCTTCAAGAGTTCTCGTAAAGTACATATTGCCCATTTCGTCTGATTCCCTGTAAGTACCATCGAAGTCTATTCCTACATTTTTTTCAATGTACGTTTCTATGGCAGAAGCGTGTGATTGTTTTACATCTTCACTACTATTTGGTATGCCGCCTAGCTCCTTCTCCGTCTTAGACAATTTATGCTTTTCTTTATCTGGTCTATTCATAGAGAACGCTCTGTAGCCTCTGTTTTTAAAATGATACAAAAGCCTTGGTTTATTATTCTCTGCTAGTACTGGCATTCCATAAAAGAAACACGCCATCAATACGTCCTCGAAAAACATCTCAGCCGTCTGAGGCCTAGCTACGTACTGTAAAAAGAAAAAGTTACTTGGAGCATCGTCCATATTGAATTTGGTCATTCCATGCAAGGCACCATTAGACCCACCGCCACCTACTACTCCAGATATGTCGTAAGAGTCACAACCAAAGCTGCCTATATGTTCATTTCCAGGATAAAACTTATCTCCCCTCCTTATTACATTGTTTTGCATCTGAGCTGGCGGAAACCAACTTATCATAAAGCGTCCCTTGTTGTCTGGAGTCCAAACGACTTGCGTATCTTTATTTCCGTCCTTCCAATGAAAGTACCCACGAGTTAAAACTCTATCGTGAATTAATGATTGATTATAATCTATCTGTTGGTATATTTTTGTAAGGTTGAATATACTCGCCTTGCTCTCGTCTCTGAACGCATGGCTTTCCGTCCTTGGAAACTGACGGTAGAATTCATTTAATGCGTCCGCATCGTTCTTTAAAGAATCTACCTCGTTATCCCAATAATCAATTACGCCTATCTTTATTTTTTGTCCGTCCACTCCATAAACTGGGCTTTTTGGAGTTTCAAACACAGGCATTCCATACTCATCTATGTATCCCTCGAAATTCCACTCCATGGGTATAAAAAGATTGTATAATCCACTTTTTGTTTGTCCATTAGCATTTCTGTCCCCTGGGTTAGAGTCTTCGTATAAACTTTTAAACTGAGCCCCTCCCTTGTCTAGTGCGTTTGATGTCGACCCCATCATACACTTGCCTATAATCTTACTACCGAGTCGTAGACATGTTTTTGTTACTCGCCAGTTGTTTAAAATCTTATTTGGAGCCATCCACTTTCCACTCTCGTCATGAATTAACATACGCAGCTTTTCTCCGTCATAGCTATTGTCTGCGGTATTCTTCCAGTCAATTGTGGTATTAAGACCGTCAATTTCCTCGTCGTCCAACCTAGACATATTCTTTTTTGTTATTTTAGACGCAGGTACACGATATGCCATTTCTGTTTTTGGCCTATCCATACCATCTTGTATGGGCTTGAAGAAGAACGGATAGTTGCTAGATATGTTAACTACCTTGTCCGTAAATAACTTTTTGGCGTCATCACCCGTCTTTGATAATATACCAAATCTTGCGTCCTTAGACATTGTAGCTTGGTTTACAATCTCAGCTGCGCTCATAAAGGAAAATCCTGAACGTCTGTTTTTTAAGTACACCATACCAAAACATCTATCATCCGCCTTGCAAGCCTCAAAGTATATAAAAAACACCCTGTTAGACTCACGAAAATCTGGAAGGCCAATGTCTATTTTCGTCCATTGTAGGTACATGTAATGACTACCCGTAACATAACAAGGCTTGCCATTATTAATAAACCAATAACCGTAATCTCTGTAATCAAACTCATTTTCTATATAATTAATCCACTTGCCCTTAAATTCCTTTGGCTTAGCATTCCACTCAAATATGCTTCGTATTTTCCTGAGCTCTTTGGGGAAATCTGACGCCACCCACTTATTTCCTCTGTCTTCTACGACATCGGGTACGGATGGTAGCGCTATCTTAAGAGAGTTGATATTATATATCTCGCCAATGGTTCCGTCTTTTGATATAACGACAATATCGTGTTCTTCGTCATATCCATACGTCCACGACTTCTCCTTGTTTTTCTTATCAATAACATCTTGAGGTACAGCCTTTTTTTCTATTTTATATAAATCGTACTTGCTCATTTGCTAAACTTCTCTGCAAATCCTTTTTTAGAATCGTTATTTCTTTCTGGAATCGTATCGTTAATAACATTTCTCTCTTCCTCTATCCTGTTCAGTATATCAAAAGCATCAAAGATGGCTAGCTTCTTAGTAGCTGCCGCGTTCTTTAGTCTGTCTGCCGACAACTCACTCTCTGGATTGCCAGTAATAATCTCTTCCTTAGCAACACGTATAAGCTCCTTCACAGCAATCTCTCCAGCTTTTATAATCTCTTCTCTAGTCTTTTTACTGCTCATAACACTGCGTATATGTTTTTTACTGGTATGCGATAATGTTTTACTTCGTCTATCCTAAACTCATACTCACTGTCTGGCTTGAATGCAACGGTATCGCCAACGGCTATGCTCTGTTCAATGGCCCCTTGGCCGATAAGTGCCACCGTACCGACAAGCTCTTTCTCAACTCTTGTTGAATACTGGAAGCCCTCTTCGCTCCTATTGATAGGCTTGACGAAACAATAGTCCGCAACCACCTTTTCCTCTGAGTCTCTGTAGTATGCATATATGCGTTCTTTTTCTACGTAGTATACATTGCCCA